GTGTACGTGCACCCTGCTCATCGAATAACTGTGGTGCATACTTGATAATCTGGTCCTTAACCTGTGGGGAGAAAGCAACGATAGCTGCTATGGCGACTACGAGAGCATCGGTTTGCTCGTCATTGAGACCACCGGGGTTCTGTGACTGGCGGGGTGCCGCCTGTTGTTCCTGCTGTTGACCCATCATTGGTGGCTGTGGTGCCATCATCGTGGGCTGAGGGGGCGCCATCATCATCATCCGCTGTTGATCGGGTGCGGGGTCCATAACTTCATCGAGGGGGGTAGCAAGATCCATCATTTGATTTGTATCTATATTATTTTCTGGGGGATTTTGTGCCAGGTTGTCGCGCTGGGCGTCATATGTATTCTGCTTTGTATCCTTGCCGGTATCGGGCATAGGTGGCATGGGATTGTTATTTAAAGGTACCATGTCGGAGGAAGAGTTAAAGTCGAGCGTTTCTAATCTGCTGCTCATCTATGATTCTAAAATATATTTTGACCCCCTCTGAGACGCAGTACCAGGTGTAATGTGCTTTCTTTCTGTATATTATAGTCTGACAGGGTCCTACCATCTTCTAATTGCTTCCCTGCGAATATAAGTCGCTGCTGTTCTGGTGGGATTCCCTCTTTATCTTGAATTTTTGATTTTACATTATCAATCGAATCACTAGATTCCACTTCCAATGTAATTGTTTTGCCTGTTAGCGTTTTTACAAATATCTGCATTCTACGTATATTAGTCTATTTCTTTTTAACTACATTTATCTCATTCGAATTACGATTCCTCCTAACGTTGTTTGGATCGTTTCTGTCGTTGCCACCGCCACCACCACCAGGACTATATTTTTGTTTATGCGCTTGCCACATTGCAGGTGAACCTACACGGAAATTTTTTCTCATCCGTGCCTTGTACCAAAATACACAATCTTCTATCTTATTAGACTTACTTGTATTGTCAAGTACCAGGCACTCATAGTTTTCTGTACATTTAGTCATTACCTGGTTAAACATATCGAATGTTGGGAATATTCCAAAGAAAGATTTATATAATTTTTCTCTGTTTTGTACTACATTTTCTCTTAAAATGAATACATAATCTACGTTCGCACGCAGGTCTGGTGTTAAATCCATACAATACTGCATAGTAAGCATGAAGAAAAGCTTCCAATGCCTACCATTCATAAAGCATTGTCTGATACACACATCTTTCATAAATTTTCTGTCATACATACAATCATCCAATAACAGAAACGCACCCGGTTCTGGCTTATTTTGACTCACTACCTTTTTCTGGCGATCCAGAATACTCTCTATTACTTCCCTGCTATAATCAGAATGTATGAATAAATCAGGGACAAATTGCTTATAGTAGTGGTTTCCTTCTTCTGTCGCACTCATAACATCACCTATTGGTAAATGTTTTTTGTGATATAATACATCTGCAACAAGTGTCGATTTGCCCGTCCCTCTTTTGCCTATGAACACACAAACCTTATCATCGGCCATTTGGGCCGGATTGAACTTTTTCAGTTGAATATTCATCCTGTTATTATATTTTAATTTTGTGGGGCATAAAATACGCAAAATAATGTATATAGATAATAGAATGTCCGGTGGCGGGAGAATACAGTTGGCAGCAGTAGGTGAACAAGATATATTCTTAACGTCTAAACCACAAACATCATATTTTTCGAGAAGATACAAGCGCCACAGCCAGTTTGCAGTTCAGACATTGGAGGTTCCATTTGAACAGGGTGCTAAATTTGGTGGTAAGGTACGTTCCGTTATACCCAGGAATGGCGATCTTGTAAAGGAAGTATATCTTAAAATTACACTTCCGGAGATAGATCAGGGGTTAATAACAGAGTATAATCCAATCACAGAATCCTTTGAGACGACAGATACATTTCCAACGTATTCAGACTCTATTGGCCATGCAGCAATCAGGCAGGCCGATATCAGGATCGGTGGCCAAACAATTGAGACTATTAATGGAGATTATTTAGATATCTATGAGGATATGTTTACAACCGAATCACAAAGTCTTGCGATCAAGAACATGGTAGGTAGGACCTATATAAGGACAGGGCTTGGCCCTGCATCAAACGTGGTATATAGGACAGAGAATGGTTTCGATGCAGTGGGATCATTCCCTAGAACATTTATTGTACCACTTCGTTTCTGGTTCACACAGGACCCGAGCCTAGCAGTACCCTTATCAGCAATGACACTCCAAGATATGGAGGTAAATATTACATTTGAAGATATAGAACGCCTGGTGGTTAGTGAACAAAAGTCTATAACACCCTTTCTAAAAAGTACCGCAGGGCTGGGTGGCGTACCGTTAGAAATTGAAAGCGCAAGTCTACTTGTGGAATATGTGTTTATAACGGACGAAGAACTTGATTTTTTCAAGACGAATCGCCTAGACTACCTTACAACACAAATACAGGGTGTAGAGGTATTCGTGCCCAAAACAGAAGATTTCACAGAATTTCCAAGACAAATTAGGTCTTACTTTAACAATCCAGTTAAGGAATTTTTTATAATAGTCCAGGAATTCGTAAATAGGCCTCGATCCACTGCTAATATAAGTACAATTACCAATGATTACTTCAACTATAAATCGTCTACTAATCGGGACATTCTGGGTAGTATGGAATTACTTTTTAATAATAACCCCAGAATCGACAGGACAGTGGCAGATGGATTTTATCTAAGAAATATACAGCCTTTACAGGCACATACAAGGGTACCGGAGAGATTTACATATAATTACTCATTTTCAATTGACCCAGAAAATTACTCTCCAACCGGCCAAGTAAATTTCAGTAGGATTAAAGACGTTCTTTTTAACTTGTACTTGAACCCTGCAAATGATCAGGATAGGAGTGTGCGAATATACGTAAAGAGTTACAACGTATTAAGAATAGAGTCGGGTCTCTCCGGCATATTATTTAATTTCAATGGATAACGAACTCATTCAGACCGCCGATAACCTCATTCGCCCTGTTATGGAATCTGCTATCGTCCTTGCCTCTCACTATTGTAAACAGACAGGGAGAGATTGTGTAACTCCTACCGACATGGATTATGCTATGAAGTTTTGTGCACGCAACGTTCTTGGTGCGCACGTTGGTACGCTATATCCAGAGATATATGGCGAAGAATACGATAGTGACGATGACGATTATGAAATAGTAGATGATGAAGATGAAACCCCGTTTTCACGTTATTCGGGTACTGATGAAACAATGAATAAAGTGAATGAATGTTGGGATACATGGAACCAATGGGTTCCTACCGAACCCGCTGCACAGCTATTGAAGCGCGCCATAGATTCCAGAAATAAAATCGAATTCTAAATTAGATGCACTCAGTGAAAAAAGTGACAAGAGTTATCCATGTGGTACATGGATATGATGGGCACGAATGTGGTGCATCGGTACCACAAGATGATGCATCTAGTGTTATTTCGGATAATGGAGATTATCCAGACGGGGAACAAAGTGAAGTTGAGTATATTTCTGATTATGAGATGAGTGATTCTGACAATAGCTCAACTGAAACTGAAACTGACACTGAAACTAAACCTCAGTATAAAGCTTTAGAAAGTGTCCTCGCAGAAGAAGTTGACTTTGCTGAAATTAATTTCTAAATATAATTTATAAAATGGATACCGTAACAGGACAGCTTTCCGATGTTGGCACTCAGTTCAAGGCGCAGTCTCTTTCTATGGTTGTTGGTGGATTCTCATTCGCCGCCGCCATCGCGTGGATGGATGCCGTCCGCTGGATGATCTCCCGGGTCGTGAAGGTCCAGAAGAACGGCGGAGAGTACTACGTACTCACCGCACTGTTCACTACCCTTCTTGCCGTGCTTGCCTTCACGGTCGTTAAGAAGTTCGAGCCCACGGTTAAGACCGACCAGCCCGTGTTTGCCGTAACGCGCCGCGGCTAAGCGATGACAATAACACTACAAAAATTATAAACACTAATACAGCCCCTCCATAGACAAGTACTCGCTTGTCTCCAAAGGGCCTATATTGGTCTTTAAATCTTTCCAAATCGAGTATTGGTGGTAATTCTATCATCTTAGTGATATTTTCATTTTCCTTGGTAACTGCCAATTTATCCATTGATGCTCGTATCTCAAATTTAAGTACATGGTTTCTCAATTTGAAATCATATGGAATTATATCATCGAAATTGTTTTGTAGGAATTTCACGGTTATGCGGTCCAATATTGTAACGGGACCATCATGAAAGTTCCTCCCAACTTTATCAGACGAAAAATCATAGTTTATGATTTTACTCCCAACATCAGTTTTGTTTATAAGGGTTCCAAAGAAATCAATTGGTTCGTGTGGTGTTTGTGGATATAGCTCGGTGTGTATATGATCTTCACTGTTACCAGTTATGGACAATATGAGAGAATCAGGACCATCAATATTTACTACACCCGGTGCTTCAATGTCACCCGATGAACTCGTATAGGTGACATGGTCAAACCCCAGCACCCGTGCAGGGTTATTCTCGTTGCTAAAATCAAATATATAATCGTTAGGCCCACTAAATGAGAGTTTATTCGTCGTTGAGCTATATGATACAGTATTTACATTAGATGCATTTATATCTGTTTGAAGTTGTGAAGCAAGGGCTGTGCCAGTCCCAAAGTCTCCATTTGTCAGGGGGTATGATACAGTGTCTATAACAAAAACGTTATTGTGGGCATCAATCAGATACTGACTGAGTGGTATT